TCACCGTAGATGGTGATGGTAATCTCTGAACCTTGCTCTGCATCGCCGCCGATGATGTCGCTGGCATCCATCGTGATAGTGCCATTGAACTCAGCCCACCCACCAGCAGGCAAGGTGGCCTCTGGGATGATGGTCGTGGCCTCGCTGTAGGTCGTGCCAGTAGTGTGGAACAGCGTGAACCATAGAGCCTCTGTGTCGTTGTTGACCACGGTGATGTACTTGATGATGGTTTCGTGGTTGGCTGGCACCGTGTAGAGCGCACCCGCCGTGGTGGTTATCTGGCTCTGGTGCAGTAGCTTAAAATTGTCTGTTGGCATCTAAGACTCCTATGCGAAAAAGAACGGGTTGGGTACGCCGCCACCAGCCGCGGCGACTAACTGCCCACTTGAAGCAGTCAGGTTTGTGCCAGCCATTGCGGTGGCTAGGTCAGCGATTGATTCGATTCGGGTTGCGTTCCCATCAGCATCAAGGAACGGGATACTATCGGCAGCTACGTTTATGGCTGCGGCTGTAAGGTCATTGAAGTTTAGTGCCACAGTGATAGCCGCGCTTTCTGAACCGCTGTTGCTAATGGTAGTCCCGCCGTTCGTAGCGTTAGCTACTGTTGCAGCGTAGTTACCTGTAGTATGGGTACCTAAGGTGATTAGGTTACTTAATGAGGTTGCTCCTGTACCGCCTGCACCAACTGTAAGGGTACCTGTAGCAGCAGAGAGCGCAATTGTGCCTCCAGTGCTAGACCCTGCGTGCGTATGGGTAGCATTGGCCCAAGCAGTAGACCCAATAGTTGGGGTCAATGCTGTAGCGCCTGTAATAGTTAGAGTCGAGCCATCACTCGACATATACTCTCCACCAATATCGTAGAAGTATATCTTCTGGGCGCCGCTCATGAGTAGGTCACCACCATGGATGACTACCCTGCCATTGGTACCGTCGAGGTGAAGCAACCCCTTAGAGTTGCCACCGTCACTGACCAAGAACAGGATGTCACCATCATTGGTAACGTTAGAGATGATGAGTGAGTTCGCGGTTGTAGCGAGGTGGTCAGAGGTTCCTTCAATAACATTCGTAACCTCTGCGTCGGCTGCTATAATCGCGCTACTAAGAACCAGCGCGGCGTCGCCGTCACTACCAAGGTTCCAAATAATATTATCTAGTACACCACTACCACCATTACTAATGAACACACGCTTGTCAACAATTTGGGCCGTTGATATAGCCGTATCACTAGCGGGTACAAATACTAAGGCAATTACAATCGAGACAGAAGGTATGCTAGGTAGTTCGGGAACACCAGCCGCTGTACCTGCTGTCGTAGCAATAGCACCTGAGCTGTTAATAGTGATTAGGTCAATACGCGGGTTAGTGCCGTCCGCAGTTCCTATGGTTGCGTTAGCCCCTGATACAGAGGCACGTACACCAGCCACAGAAATAACACCCGCAGCCACCGCAACAGTCATATCGGGTGAACTCTGGGCTGTGACTGCACAGCCTGAGATTACACCGCTACCACTGTACCCTGCTGCCAGTATGTCAAAGTCAACTGAGTCTGGCTCAGCTTGAAAGGCACTAAAGGCATCAGCATGGTTAGGTATTGTAAAAGCCATTACGGTATAAACACCCCGCCTAGGCTAAAGGTAACAGTGGGTGTGCTGCTACCACCAATAGTACTATGCACTCTAATGAGTGCAGGAACTACATCTGATACAGTAACGTTGCTAGTCTCGGCAACGCCTGGGTAGATAGTTAGAGTTTGGGTGGAAGCGGCAGTCACCTGAGCAAAGGCCGCACTTGTAATATCTTGCCACACATCTGCTAGCGCATCGTACCCCTGTATTTTACAGTCTGCTGTAGGGCTGCTTCCGCTAACAGCAGTACAGTTAAGGTATATAACAATACCCCGTGCACCATGACTGGCGACGGGGGTACCAGCGGCAGTTGCAGCAAAAGCCGAACTGGCGCGAAGGGTTACCGTTCTATTTGCGGCCATAATTCTCCTTATACCGAAGGGGCCAGACTTGGCACCTGACCCCTATTTCGGCAATAAAGTGGGGTGGGTTATGAGGTGGTACGACGTTGGCGTACGTCGATATAATCTATGTTTAAGTTACGGTCAATGGAGCCAGTACGGAGTTGTAGACCAACCCACGGTACTAACTTATCTGCCGCTGTGATTGCATCGGTCATCCAAGCGCTTTCATAGGTCAGGTTGCCATTAGCATCCAACCGTAAGAATTTAGCGTTGGTATCACGGAGAGCTACAATCATAGTCTCGAATGTATCGGCTACAGGAGCCAGCCCATCCTCAATCTTAGTAGCCTCAGTGCCTGCCTTGTTACCAAAGCATTGCCAGTAGGCCGTATCGTCCGTATCAAAGACCCAGAGTGCACAGTCATCTGCTGTACCAGTCGGGGTCGCCAAGACGTTTACGGCACCGTTATCAGTTGTTACATCGGTGAATCCAACTTCCATCTTAACAGTTGTAATTGCATCAATGTTAAGCCGTACGGCTATGACAGCATTTTGCTGCGCTGTCCAGTTCAATTCGGGCAGGGCGATAAAAGCGTATTCATCATCTGCGCCCGCTCCAGTTGAAGCGCTCAGCTCAGCCACACCATTGGTTTGGTCGGCTAAGATAGAAAGAACACCATCGCTGCCAGTGTTAAGTTCATAGATGCCTGGGGTACCACCACTACCTCTGATTTCATCACCAAGGAAGTCATCAAAGTAATGTACCACGTCCCAAGTGTTGTGCTCTAGGAAGGGGTACAGCCCATCACGACCGCCACGCACGCGCTTTAAGTGGGCGCGCGACCGTACTATTTGAATAGGGTCAGCCATTATTTATTCCCTCTACGAGATTTAGGTTTAGGTTTAGGTTTGTTAGTGCCATATTTTTTACCTGGGTATCCTTTGCCTTTAGGCATTAAGAGCCTCCTTCAGTGTTATCCTTTGTTCAGATTCTTGCCGAACTAGCCCACTCGGAATCTCGATGCGAGAGGGCTTTGGGTCACGGAATTGGAAGAGCCCTTGTACCCTATATTCATGACGGTCTAAAAGAGTGATGCCTGTATCTAGGTCGTGAGCTGTAAATGGGCCACCAACTTGTAGTTTAGTAACCAACGTCCAGCCCTGCTTATCGAGCATGTCTACGAACTTGTTACAGCTCTCACGAGTTATGCCTTCGTACTGCCCCATGTTAGCGTCGCGCGGCACCTTAAAGGTACCTGTCTTGGTGCGGCGCGGGTCATCACCACGAGCAGCATACTTTTGGTTTGCCGCCCCTGTGTCCACTTGGAACTCTGCTAAGCGAAGAGGCTCTATAGTTCTACCTTCTCCAGCTCGCTCTCTAGGCAACCGTCTTTGCCATAGCCCTTAAAGAACACTTTGTATTTGGCCTCGCCTTCTCTTTTAGTAGTATACATGTAGGCAATAATTTGGCCTAGAGGAGTCGGGTCATCTGAGCCTAGCTTTAAGCCATTACGAACCTGCCCCTCAAATTGAGAACCAGATTTTGGCATTACTATATCATTAGGCTGAAGACCACTCTCCGCGCGGCCTGGGTACTTTAGGTCTATCACCCGTTTGCGGACATCCTCGACGCTGCCTTCCAGCAAAGCCTCAGGTCTTAGCGTACGACTCATGCCCTGTGGGGAAGCCAGCTTACTGGTCAACCCTTCGACGGTATTGACTAGACCAGCTATCATACCTTCTAACTGGTCTAGCCTATCCGTAGTCTTGTTTGCTTTCGGCTGAGTATCCACCACCTCAGTGATTTCACTACTTTCCACCATAGCTTTTAGGCTCCTTTCATGAATACGCCGTGGTCGTCCCGCATTTCCCTAGTACCATAAAGCTGTTCAATGACAACTTTGTCAACGATATAGTCAATATCGAATTGGTGGTAGGTCTTGGGGGCAATCTGCATAACCAAGGCGAGTGCTTCCTTCTGGAACATACCGTTGTCGTGACCAGCAGAGTTAGTGCCCTCTACGTTAACCGACCGATAAATCGGCATCCCCATGAATGAGGAAACGTAGGCTTTCTCCAAGCCAGTCTCACGAGCTGGGCCATGAACAGACTCGTAATCGTTATGGACGAAGCGGTCGAGCTTCAACAGACCCGTCTCTTGAGCGGGGCTGACTACCATTACACGGCCATCCTGAGGAGCATCTGCATCGTCCAGATACTGCCTGGCACGTAGGAGTTCGTCGTCGGTTAATTCGACGGCGAGGGTTCCAACGTTCTGCAAGAAGTTATCTACTAACCCTGCCAACACGTCGTCAACCGCCAAGGCCAGGGCATAGCCCAGCTTGCCAGCATAGAGTTGAAGTTGGTCACGGTTATTCTGAACACGGGTGATGTTCTCTAAGGCGATAGCCACATACTGGTGCGTCGCAATAGAAATGTCCGTGTTACTTTCAGTGACTGTCTCGTAATCTATGGCACCGTTGGTGCTCTTAGTCCGGACAGCTAGGTCACTCACACCAGGGACGTGAATAGTGTCCCCGTAGGATAACCCCTTTTCAAATTTACGGTCAACCAAGTTAGCGAATACTAACTGGTTCTCCCGTGCTACGATAGCTTCCATACTCCATAACTCTGGAATAAATACATCGGCTGTCGTGTTGTCAATAAACTCCGTTGCGCCTGTTGCCAAAATGTCCTCCCGTTATCTTTCCATTTGGTCGTAAACTTTATCTAAGACTTCGCGCATCCCTCTAACTCCTAGTTTGATTGGGTCAAGGTCTGCAACATTTTGCCTCGTGAAACGCTGACCACCTCCTACCGACGTACCCGTATCTACGCGTCCATGTTCTTGTCGGTCTTTTAGAATAGCGTCTTGTATTCTATTGTCGATGTCGCCAGTTTCTTCGCTGGAGCCTAAGGCCTCCTGGGTAAGTCGTCTGACTTCAGAGAGACGTGATAAGTCTCCCGTTCTGTTGACCTCCTCCAGCAACCTGCGAGCTTCAGACAGTCTATCGTCTGATTTCCAGTCTGTTTCGTTATCGTCCAGAATCTGGTTAAGCTCTGCCTCAAACTGAGCGGCGGTGGTATCGCTGCTCCTCTGGGATTCAAGCTCTCGGCGTGTAGCCAAAGCCTTAGCTGTGAGGTCGTCATCTCCTGAGGTTGCCGCATCCAGAACAGCGTCGAGGAGTTGTTCAGTTCTTCGCTGACCAGCCTCTATCTCAGCCATACGCTGAGCATTATCCCGCGATTTGTTCTGTTGTCGATTCAGTTTCCTCTGAAGTTTCTTGTACTCACCTTCCCAGTCTGTATCACTACCGTTTTGGGTATCCACAATTTCGTCAGCCATATTACCTCCGTGCGTTATCCCGACCTCGTGCGGGAGGGTCACTTTACGGGTTTCCGCTTATCAGGGGATACCATAGTCGCACACCATGATATACCTTGACAATCAGTCTCAGCTATATTATACCATATTTTGAACGATTTGTCAAGTATTACCTTATGTTTGCTTCGTGGAGTGCTTCTTTGCCATAGAATAATACTAACCATCGGTCTATATCAGGACTGATTTCCCGTAATTCTTCGCGTGCGTCCTGAATATCGTCCTCCATCGACTCAAAATCTAAGTTTGAGTCCTTTAGGGTGCCGCCTTTCAACGCCTCTTTCGCTGCGGAAGAAGAGTTTTCATAGGCCAGCCAGAGTCTCCAGTCTCTCTCGCTCATCTTGTTTCGGCCTATGTCCCAGTACTTACGCAAGCCCTCAATTGAGTTAATAAACTCTAAAACAATGGGGTCAGCAGCATCGCCGCCCGCGCGCTCCCTCATCCTAATCGTAAAGTTGCGGTCTACGTTCCGCATTACATCGGCGCCGTAGACATCTTCTAGCTCAGATTTAATACGGTCAATCGCCGCATAATCTGTGTTCCCAAACCAGTCCTGAGCCTCTGAGCTAAACAATCTATCCATAAAAGCGTTGGTTGCTGCTTGAACCTGACTACTAACACCCTTACCTTCGTAATAGGCATTCATATCTGCATATAAATCAGGGTGTGTTGTACGAAGAGCCTTCATTTTTTCGCCGTAGACCGTATTGGCGTTCCAAAATGCTTTGCGAAACTCCCGCCCACTACCACCTAAAGTCTTAAACTCATTAGCAGCACTATCCCACTCATTAGCGAGATAACTAACAGCATGTTCACGGGTATCGCGAACTATCATCCGCTCATCGTTACGCTTGAAGTTGCGCTCATCTTCGCGAGCAACCCGAACTGCCTCTTTAAGGTCTGGGTGGGCTTGCTGAAGTACTGACTTCTGTGTCTCAAAGTCATTACGATTACGAAGCTCATTATAGCTTACACCTAAGTCTTGCTTAGAGTACTTATCGTATAGAGCATCGCGGGCCTCATAAGACCTCTCAGGGATTACCGCAGCACCTACGAACTCACCAAAACCACCAATAGGGCCAGACTCATGCCAGCCCTCAACCATAAACGGGAGGTACTGAAGGCCTGTGGACATTGCCCTACCCTTTAGAGCTTCTATATCAAACTCATAGTTACCAGCATCGTCAAGATAGATGTCTTCCCAATCTGGGAGTGTCCGACCTATCGGGTCTACTCCTGTAACCATATTTAGTATGGTAGTTGAAACTGGTGACGTCTGATACCTCAAGCGTTTGAGTATAGCATTCTGCTCGTATGTCTCAGCACTCCAAAGCTTCCAGGACATAAACCCTTCTGGATTCTTCTTAAGCTGAGTAGTAATATCCGTTGCCATGTTAATAATAGCATTAGGCTTACCACCAAAACCGATATGGCCTACGCCTGGTATCTCAGTCTTTAGCCATCTACCCGTACCTGGGGTTAAGTTTGGCTCTTGGCCCAACGATGCTGAGATTGCCATGTGTAGAGCATACTGACTGACCATTAAGTGAGCAATCGACTTTCGAGCTTCGTGCCCACGCAGGCCGCCCACCGACATATCAAGGATTAAACTAGCAGTAGCTCGTGTGTAACGCGGCGAGAATAAGAACAAGGCCCCCTCTAGCTCGCGCTGTGTCGTGCCTACTCCAAGCGCTCTACTTGAGGTATGTCCTGTGATTTTATTAATAAAATCGGCGAGGTCATCTAAATCAGATGTTTTACCGTGGCTTTGCCAGGTAGGTTTTAGGGCCTTGTATAACTCGAACCTAGAAACATCCAAGAAGGTATCATACTGTGACTGGAATCTTCGGCTAGTCCTGTGCACCGCTTGGGCACCACGGTTTAGACCCTTAAGGATTGGTTGACGGCTCTCACCAAACAACGTTGGCAGTTTGGCAAACCAACCACCCGATTCCATAGATTGGGTCATTTCGGTGCTACCTATATGCCCACCGTGCTTAACGAAGTCTGTGATGTCCGCCGCATTGTCGGCAATATACCTTGCTCTTACGCCCTCGTCAACAAACGATGCGATGCTTGTACCCATAGCCTTACCCCATGTTTCGGGGTCGCGGAATAGTATAGGCAATCCCTGAATAAAGAATACACCAAAGTCCCATCCAGTTTTCATTAACCGTATGGCGTCATTTAGCTTTGTCGCAAATTTAAGCAGAGGGTAGCCCGAATCACCAAGCCACTTGTCAATATCAGCGGCAGCCTTTTGAGCACCTTCACCCTTGAAAGTTATATTGACCTTTGAAGGGGATGCCTCACCAGGGCCTAATGTCCGTAGCTTCTCTTTAGCCGCACTACGTTTCTCGAAAGCCTCCTCTAACGCATCGTCTGAAACCTTTAAGTCCTCCATCATTCTCATTTGGAAGCCCTTGATTCGACTCGTTAACGTTGCCTTTTGTACCTTTAAACCATCTTGAAAGATTAACTCGACCGTACCAACTTGTAGGTTTTCTAACTTAACGCCCAGCTCTTTTAAGACTGCTGAAACGTCTGTCTTAGACATCGTTTTGCGCCCACCAACAGCTATACCAGCTATAGCGGCACGAATTTCTGCATTCGTTTTCCCCTTGACAGCTTTCTTAAAGGCCCGTACGAGGCTCTCTGGTTCGAGTGCTTTGCTTGACTGCCAGAGGCGGTCGAGGTCATCAGCTAGTGCGGGAAAGGCCTTTTTAAGAAACTTTTTCTCAGCCTGCGTCAGTACCTTGCCCTCGGCATATTGACCCATAAGTTTAACGGCTGAGTCCTGGCTCTTTTGTACACCAAGCGCCTTATCATACTGTGATACAACCTTAGGGTTATTAGTCTTAAGTTCAGTTGATTTAACAAAATCTGCATCAAGGTTATCAATAATCCAGTTCTGCAAACGTTTATCAGCTATGAGTCTATACATAGCCTTGCCGTACATCTCGGCAGTTTCCATTGGATTAAAATATTTCTTCCCGTCGAGTACGCCTTCCTTCATAGTAGCATACATTCGACTCTTAAAGAAACCTGGAGTCACAGACCGGCGCCCTATGTTAATAAGCCCTTCTGCATCACCTTTAACCTTACGTGAGATGAAGGCAAAGGCCTCATCAAAGGAACCTAACTCGTGTAGGTCAAGCCCCTCACGCTCAGCAATTTTGAGCATCTGCTTGTAGTAATCTTGCATCATATCAATAGCATCATTTTGCCTATCAGTTAGACCAGCAAAGATACTATTTCGATGCTGTTTACCAGACATAATACGCACGCCATTATCGTCAACCTTAGGGCCTATAGAAAATACATCGGCAGAGTAAACGCTTTGGCCCTTCTTCCCACGTTTAGGAACTATTCCCCATAGACGACCCTCATCTTTATCAATACTTTCAGGCTTGACCTTACCTGCCTCATCGACTTGAGGCACCTTCTTGCCCTCACCAATCTCAAATATATAACGGTCGTCCCTACGCTTGGCGCCGTACCATTTACGGCGGCCCATCTGAGCCTTACCCTTTAGGTCAACCTTTCCAAACCACTCGCCCATACTACGGAACTGTGACATAATAACAGCTAGGTGGGCATCACCTTCATCCAGTGCCCGCCCGTGTGCTACCTTAGACTCTAATACAACACGGTCAATGCTCCCCTCAGGGAGATTATGTATATCACTCGAAGGGTCAACTAAATTTACCCCGCGTTGGGTCACGCGGCCTGCACGGGTAGTTCCCGTCGTTAGCCTAGGTTTGACTCTAGCAAGCAGGTCGGTGGTAGATGATATATCCGGCACTGTTATAAGCGTATGTTCTAGGCCCTCCATCCCCTCTTCTGTAAGTTTGCTCAGAAGCTCAGGATTCTCTTCCCAGAACCTAGCGTTGTTTGGTTGCTGTATGTCTTCTTTAATTCGAGCAATATCATCTAGTGCTTCTTGTTCAAATGCCGCCCTTTTCTGCTCAAACGGTTGTAGCTGTGCCTCTAGTTCATCTAATTGCTTTTGGGTAATCTCACTAGCATCCTCAATTCGATTTCTTTGGCGCGATAACCAATTCGCTGCATCACTTACATCTTCTGGTATATCACTAAAGTCGTCTAGGTCATCCGCCCAAGGGCTAAGGTCGTCAGCTAATTCAGCTAATTCATCTTCCTTAATAGACCACTCGTTAGGCGACTTCATTTTAGACCTAGAACGAAATAGTGCTACCCACTCGTCTAACTTATTCCTAAAAGTAGTCTGCGTAATCGAAAGGTCTTCTGGGTCTAGGTCGCGAACACGCTGTGTTCGTTGTTTAGATTGTAGAAGCTCACGCTCTTTAACGGCCTCATCATAGGTCATTTGCTTGTCTTTTCCAAACCTATAGTAGTAATCATACTGGTTTCGGGTGCCTTTCCAAGTTACATCTTGGTTATGTATCTCACGGGCGGCTTGGTCAAGTGCTTCGTCTTGCCCTTCCCAAAAATCATCATCATTGCCCCGCATAATCTTTGATTCTATCCCACTCTTTAGCTCCTGGTAGTCGCCTAGACTGAGGCCCTTAGCCTTCAGAGCCTTCATAGCTCCAATGGATGACTTAATACCCATAGCCGCTTTGTAGCCCGTGAGTGGCGCCTTTACAGCAGCCAGCCCCGCGCCCCAAATAACCGTTGGGTCAGAGCCTAGGATAATACCCTCTTTAACCCACCAACCTATATCCTCACGCGCACGCCATGAGTCAAGCATAGCGGTGTTATAATCTACGCCCGCAGCCCTAAGTCTCTCAAATTCTTTTCTAGCTGCCGCTCGACCTTCGGGTGTACCAAACATATCCATATCTTGTAGGTCAGCAATGACACCAGCCGCTAGACCATTAGTTTGTAGAAAAGGCACATTCCATTCCGCTCCTAGTATCTGCCCCTTAATGTCCCAAGGCTTTGGCCCTCCCTCTTGGAGGCCAACTAAACCCTTCATACCAGACTTTAGTTCTTGTCCCCAGGAAAATTCAGTTTGTGCTTGGCGCTCTTCTTTCGTAACATAACCATGCTCTTTAAGCCAATTCTGCCCACGCGCATTTAGGTTATCAACTAGCTTCTCGCCTTCCGCTAACCCAGTAAGGGCTTGTGCAACCGCTCGGCCTGTAGGTGATTTTTCAATAAGCGTACGTTGTCCAGAGCCTTCTTCACCTACTAGAGTATTGACTATATGCTCTAATGCTTTGAAGAACAGACCAGAGTTTTTATCTGCCTCAAGCTCACGCGTACCATCTTCACGTTCTTTAAGTACTTGTTTCATACGTTGTCGCGCCACGTCTGTGAGCTGAGATGATTGACGAATCATCGAAATTTCATCGGGGTCAAAAACCCCAAATACTTCTTCTATCTCTCTATCACTGAGAAGCGTCTTAACCCTTGCCAACTGCTCAGGGTCAGAAACCAGTCGGTCAATATCGCTCTCGACAACGTCCACACCAAAACTTTTAAGGTTCTCTTGTCGTGCAATAGCCCTATCAACGTAGGTCGTTGAAGGGCTGGTGGTATTCCTAGTCCTGTTATCGAGAAATCGTTGACGATGTCGGCCCGTTCCACCACTCGGCAGGGGCAATGCCCCACCTGTAGTTCGTAGTCTAACTGGTTCTCCCATTCTAGTCTACTCCTTTAGACTTTAACATACCACTTGTTCTTCCAGGCTTCCGTCTTGTTATCTTCTGACCTCACTGGAGTAGCTCCCGCCTGTTGGCCTGCCGGAGCGTTTACCTGACTATTAACAAACTCAGCCGACCTATCCACTAAGTTTGGTATATGCTTAAGAAACATAAATGTCTCAAGTGTCATATCGGGGAATTTAGTCATAACATCTGAATATAGTTGGTTGGCCTTATCACTACCAAATAGCTTTTGACCAGAGGCTAGAACCCTAGGCACAGTTGTCGCGCCAGCCTCGACAGTCTCAGCTAACTCTGCTGGTGTTTTGGCGGCAGGCATAACTTGTTCGGGGAATACCTCAGGGGGCCGCTGTTCCATAGCTGGGGTCTGGTCAGCCCTTCTCACTACACGTGTGCCCCCTACTGGTTCCATAGCCCCTAGCGTAGCTTCAGTAGAGAAGTCAAATTGTCTGGGGTCAGCGCCGCGTCCAGGCCTAATCTCAGGTTTTGTAAATCGAGCTTCCATCCGAGGGTCTAGTGGTGCCCCCGCTATCATTTCTTGGTTCTGTTGGGCCTCAGTTAGCCCTTGGTTTGCCGCAACACCAAACCGTTGCAGCGACTGCTCCATCTGACTCATACGGTTAAACTCTTGTATATTTTGTGTGCCTATATCATCAGGAACAAAGTTTACTAAAGCGTCGTACATCTCATTAGCCGAGTCTACGCCACCTAGAGCATCTGCTAAAATATCCAACATACCACTCTGTTTAGCATAGAATAGAAACGCAGGGTTACTAGCTATTTGCGTAACCATCTCGACCTTGAGCCTATCTTTATCTAATGCGTTTCGTTGGGCATCTAGGATTTCAAGGTTTTGATTATGGCGTACGACCTCATCAAGTTGGTTTTCCTGTATTGCCCTATCTAACGCGGCTTGCTCGCTTTGAAACTCAAGTTCCGCCTCACGAAAGTCTATGTCTAATTCGTGTTGGCGGTCAATAAGAGTCCGCTCGGCCTCCATTTGTACATTAATACGCTCTAGTACATTAACACGGTCTTGTTCAGCTATACCCTTAGCTCGATTATATTCATCCTCTAGCTCAGTTTGGCGTAGGTTAAACTCGTGTGTAAGGGATGCTCTAGTCTCCTCACCCCGTACACGCTCAACCTTCCGTCCCTCTGCTGCTTTAATTTGGGCTATTTGGGACTGATACTGAGAGTTGGCGAATGCCATGTTTTGGTTAAACATATCCGTTAAAGTTGCCATATTATTATTGGCAGACACGGTAATATCTGTTTTCCACGCGTGCTCTTGTTGGTCTAGGCCCATAGCAACTAGCTCACCCGTCCACGTTTCCATAGCACTAAAATTATTCATGGCTTGTTGAATATTTGCTACGTCTTCTGCGGTTAAGGTTGTCCCTGGGGTAATAGCCCCCATCACTCCTGTACCAGGGCCGCCTAGCTGAATACCTAACACTTCTGCAAGACCACCAGGAATAGCCATGCCCTCCTGAATTGTCTTATTATTCCACTTCATTGTTCCCTTATCAGGGTCAACGAAAATATTTGGGTCGTTCATTCTAAGCCATGATTGAAGGTGCGCCGCTTCTGCCATATTCTTAGGCATCGTGCCCCAGTCGGGCGATGCGCCCACACCCCAGTTTTTTAAAAATTCCGGACTTGCATCTCCGCCAAGGCCCTTGACAAAATTATCAAAGTTAACATTGGTCATCCCAACAGGGTCAAAAGTACCCCACATTGAGGTGCCAAAGGTTGGCAGAGTGGTAGCAGGGTCTAACGTCACTGGCTCCTTCGCTGCTCCATCGCCGCCATCGCTGCCATCGCCGCCAATAACCTCAACGCCCTGAGTAGCCGCTAGAACCCTTTCGGCATCTGCCTGTGTTGCAATACGAGTCTGGGCCGCTTTCTGGACACCTTCCCGAACGCTTGCTGCTGTACTAGCCCCTCGTCCTGACTTAGTTAGTGTCCCGTATTGGGTTTGCTCTGTAGGAGTAAGTGCGCTCCAGTCCTCTTGTCCAAGCTGAGTGCCACCGCCCTTAATTCTTCCGCCTGGTGCTACCCATCTAACCATTATTATACATCCTATCCATATGGGCATCCCATTGTTCGATACCCATTCCGTTTATTTGTTGAATCTTCTCGTTCGCTGGCATATCTTGGTAGTAACGCCGTAGGTCTTGAGTAGTCATCTCTGTCCTACTCGGCCCAGTATGAAAGCGCTCATTGAACTGCTGCGCTATCTTAGAGATAGTAGTCAAGGTCTGTTCTGTAGATAACCGAGATATATCTTTCTTAGGTTTACTCGCCATGCTACGTTCTCCTATTTGCGGGGAATCCCCGTGATGGCATTGCCGTATTCATCGCGTTCTCCATAGTATCACGGGGTACGGTTAGAGAGCCGGTTTGTCCTGAGATGTTCTCCATCTCCTGGGCCGCGAGGCGCCCCTCCATTGATATGGTGGGCTCCATCCTATTCTGTACGGTAGCCTCTGCGTTGGCGGCGCCCTCCTGGGCCTGACCAGACATTTGCTCCTGTAGCCCCTCGCTCATAACGAGCTGGGCAAGAGCACCAGACTGTAAGAGATACTGTAATATAGACTCTTCCCAGAGGTTGATATACTCTTGGTCTGGGTCTTCGATAACGTGCTTAAGGTATTTCTCCCAGAAGGTACGCTGGGATATGTCGCCAGCTCGCCGTAGAGACTCACCAACTAGCAGGGCCCTATCGTTCTCAGCGGGGTCAATAGCCTCGAAGTTAACTTCAAAGCTCTCGTGGTCAAAGTCTGTTCCTGATACTTTGATGGCATCTTCGACTACTTCAGACGACCCTGTGATTGACATGTGCAAGTCCATCGAACGGGCCTGCATTGCCATCATATTAAGGGTCTGTGTACCAATAGAGTCCAAAGTCGATAAGATTGGGGCGATAGTCGTTAGCGCCTGACCAATCATCTGGGCTTGTAGTACGCCGTAGCGCACCCCAGACTCACGGCCACCGCTTAACGAAGCACCCGAAATACGGGATATGTTTGCGGTAATAGCGTCCAAGAACCTATAAAGGTTCTCGTTAGGCGCCGGGTATTTCATGTACTCAGGTGGCTGTCCCGGTGGATGGCGTATAACCTTACCTGGGCCTACCCCGAACTGGGCTGCAACCTTACGTGGGTCTTCAGTCGTAAGGATTGGCGGGAAAACGTGCATCTGTGTTTGTACTGAGATGGCAGTCTTAAGGCGAATCTCCTCTTCGAGTTCGCCAATGATATGTGTTAGAATACCCACCGCCAGATGGCTTGGGTCACTATCTGCATGAGCCCTTCCGAGCCCTGACCACTCAAATATATATGGCACACACCCATAGGGGTTCTCCTTTTCAAAAACTAACTCACCATCGGCTTCAACTATGTATTCGTCTTTCGACCAATACTCAATCCACGTAACAAGCCGAGCAGGGTTCGCACCAGCTTTAGTATGCTTCTTAGGGTCGTTCCATTCTGGGTACTGCTCCCATAGCGTCGCTGCTGGCCTCTGCTGTTTCTCGATGACGAACGGGATTGGGCGAGCATCGCCCGGCGCAGGAAAGACCGATAGCGGGTCAATTGCTCTGGAGACATAAGGCCAATTCCTTATCGCCCGCATTTCCCACTCTTTATACTTCTTAGAGTTCTTCTTGGGTGCAGGCTCTATCATATGGTTTACGTCAACGATAATCTTTTTGCAGGCAGCACCACGCAATAGTAGGTCAAACCCACACTGAAGGTTAGGGTCGATAGTCGCGCGGCGGCGCTCTTCGGCAAGCATCCCGTAGCCCCATTTTTGCATGAGGACACCGTGGCGTTCCGCAGCCCGCGATGTCCCGCCAGGGCTAAAGTCTACTGTGGGTTCGTTAGTACGTATTTGGTTACGATAAGACTGTACGATATTAGAGGCTGTACTCGAAAGGAATACACGTATTTCATAGGGCACATCAACTAGGCCCGTAAAATCTTGATTGTGTATTCGGTCAGCGCGCTCCATTTGACGATGTGCCCGCCCATAGTACTGCTCTAACTCAGAATGTATTTTGGTTATTTGCTTACTACTAGCGACCACTAACGCCTCCAAATATAGTTCGCCGAATCCTCAGTGTTTCGCGGTCTGCGATTATAGAAGGATTCGCCAACATAGCTTACAGATTGATAGTCGTTTATAGATTTGTCCACGACCTGTTGACCGTAGGGGCCACCTAGTAAGTAGCCCAAGGCCTTGCACGCATGGTCATTCTTACGCATTGGGGGGCCTAAACCCTCGCGGTTTTCATAGCGCATCCAAGCCCCCCCATCGGCGACTGGTGAGGGGCCTCCCCCCATTTCTGCGATAAGTCCTGTGCACTGAGGATGGATGCGTAGCCGTGGTCGCCCAGTATTAGGATTATTAGAAAGCGCCCAAGATAGTCGTTCAACTGTGTCATCAACCGCCTGTTTCTGTGCCCATAGCATTAGGCCAGTATCTTTATACCATTCGTCAATAGCTATTGGCATTGCATTCTGATTCTGCTTAGCAGCAATATCAATAGCGCCACCCTCGATTAGCCTACCATAAGGTCGGCCTAGAACTTCGCTGATAACGGCTTCGTGTGTCCAGCGATGCACATAAATCTCATCAATAATATTGATGCCCCCATCCTCTGGGAACTGTACAAATACTATAGCATAGACTACCCCACCAGGGTCTACCCCTACATAGAGCGGTAGGTCTGGGTCATAGGCTAAGTCATAGTCTACGTGCTGAGTAACCCGAAATGTGTGACAAACTAATCGTCGAGACGGAACAGGCTTCCCCCCAAATCGCTCCAGGAATTTTTCAGGAGAGCGTCCAGCTTCAGCTCTTTTGATGGCGGGGTCTTCGCGGCCCAAAGGGAACTTAACTCTATTAGCCCATGACGGGATAGAGAAGCTACGTAAATCGCGGTCGTTTGGGCCTTGCCCGAAGTTGTAGAGTGTTGGCAGCCAGCCATCTGACGATTCAAAAGAACCGGTGAAGATTCCCCACGCGTGAGGATACTTACGTATAAGTCTACCTTCGCATCGGTCAAGGGTTTCTTGGTACCATCGACTGACCTCTGCCCCAACAATGCCATCAGGCTCTTCGCGAGCAATCTTAGTAAAATCATAAGACGATATGGTTACCACCTTTTGCCCCGTCTTCGTTGTTAATACACATTGCTGGTCAAGATGAGAGGGCTGCGAAAGCTGGGCTACATTATCTAGTTGCTGCTGGAACGCTACGATATAGTCAAAGTCCTTACGTGCATCCTCGAAGTCGGCGCCGACAACCCAATATAACGACCCATTAAATTGTAGGTCGTAAAACATTCGGCATACCGCAAACAGCGCACCGTGGAAAGACTTGCCTGAGCCTTCGCCGCCCATTCCTAAGATTAATGAAGAAGGGCAATCAAATACAGCCTGCCACTCAGGCCAAAGTTCTACCGGCAACTCACCTTGCTTAGAGTCGTAGGTTAGTCGGGGGAGCACTATCTCCGAAACTATTGATTCCCAAGCTGAGTTTTTCTGGATTGCTGGTGTCGTTTGTAGTAATTGTGGCACGTAATTCTCTTACAAGCTGGATGACAGTTGCGTCTTCCGCATCTGCGTCAGTCCCAACAACCTTGGGCATTAGTTCGAGTAGGGTTTTTAACATTGACGGGTTGGGCTTTCCATCAATAGCGCCCTTTGCAAATTCGACGGCAAGCCGTATCAAAGAGGGGTACTCATCAGCCAGAACTTCCCAGCCAGCCTGAGCCCCACCCTTGAGCTTCTTAGAAACTATTTCATTGTCTTTGTTGGCACTCGCTGCCGCCCTAGGACGACCGGCGCCTGTCCGCGCTCCACCGTGTTGCATTTGCCCTCCACTATAGATTATACCACATTTCCAAAGATTTGTCAAGTCCCTACATTTGGGCATTTAGATGCGTTGGGATTCGTCAGAATGCCAGTAAATTTCGACGTGTATGGCCCAGCCACGTCTGTGCTTGATATTTAATCGGAAATCATCTACGCATTATGTATGCGTTTCGCTACGATTGTTACGAGTACCTACGAAATATATTCAAAATTTGACGGGAGGTTAGCTCTCAAAGGGGTATCGTCGCGCAGGCGCGCATCAAGTTCCTTCGGAACTTGTCTCGCGTGCTGGATGCTTTAGCATCCAGCTATTGGAGACTCCCTAACAGCCCTAAAGGGCTGTTAATCAAGCCTGTCCCTAGGGTTAGCTAAAGCTAACCCTGTTTTCGACCCCTTTAGGGGTCGGGGTGGAGTCGAGGCTGACCAAATCCTCCAGCCCCTAAAGGGGCTGATGAAATCCAGGCTCAAATCGGCTTCAGTCCCGAAGGGACTGGGGTTTAGCAGATTACCCTCTTCCTGTCAAGACGACCCCAATCGAAGATTGGGGTAAATCCCTAAAGGGATTTAGTCTTGACTGGAAGAGGGGAATCTGCTTAATGGAGATTGTCCAAGCCGTCCAGCGACGGAGCCCCTAAAGGGGCTGACAAAGACCCCTTCGGGGTCTAGGAGACACAGTTATGTCATCGAAGATGACTGGAAGCCTCAGCCTGGCTCTCGAAGAGAGCATCGCGAAACTCGTCTCCGACGAGTTGGTGAGCCGAATCACCGCCACCGTTCTAGCTTCGCTAGAAGGCCGAACCGACAACAGCGAAGCTGTTGAGGACTCCCATCGACTTGGCTTCGCCAAGTCCGGTAATGACGGCTTCGCCGTCCTAGCGAAAACTGGAGGTGTCCCAATGAAATTGGGAAAGAAGGCTCCTTCGGAGCCTCGCAATGGTGACGTAGTCACCGTCAAGCCAGCCAAAAAGACTTCGAAGAAGTCTACCAAGCCTTCGAAGAAGGCTAAAGCGACTCCTACGGAGTCGAAGGCTCCAACCTCTGTAGCTCTGCTACAGCAGGGGCGATTCCAGGATTTCCAGCTACTCCAGGTCTTCGAGGCTTCGCCTCGAAACGCTAAATTCCTATGCTGTTCCGAAGGAACAAGGTTTGGCAAAAAGACAGGCAAAGCCTGTCAAGCCTGGTTCGCCAACAAGGCTAAAGCCTTGGAGCACAAGACCAGATTTGGTCACTTAGTGACCACCAAGGCCAGCCTTCGCGAAGCCCTAGCAAGCTAGGGCTGAGG